TCAATACCGCAGCCGAAGCCCCTTACAGCGAGAGCAAATATTGGAGAGAATATCTTAAAGATAAAGCCAGACTTGGCGATATCGATAATGATCTTCCCCGGTTCCATAATCTATACAACGAGATTTTTCATGTCAACAGACAACTAGTACATGATATCAAGTATGGACGCAAACCCTTTTGGAACGATAACGGAGAACCAATTCCCTACCAATTTACCTACCTGCACTCAAGATCTCATATGGTCAAGAACGAAAACCCTGATAAGATCAGAGCTGTTTTCGGTGTTCCCAAACTTCTACTAATGGTAGAAAACATGTTCATTTGGAATATCCAACGTGAATATTTGAACGCTGAACCCGGCACCTATCCTATCCTCTGGGGATTCGAAACTATCCGTGGTGGATGGATGAAGCTTAAAACTAAGCTCAACCAGAAACGATTTAACACCGTCCTCTCTGCCGACTGGAGTGGCTTTGATCACAAAGCTCTTCACGAAGTAATCGACGATGTTCATCACATCTGGCGCAGCTGGTTTGATTTCGACAAAGGATACGAACCTTCGAAAAGCGACACCCATGACTACACAGACACAAAATCACGAGAAGAACAGATTGAACGACTCTGGACTTGGATGTGCCATGCAATTAAGCACACACCCATCAAAGCTGAGTCAGGAAATATGTATCAATGGAGATTTAATGGAATAGCCTCTGGCTTCCAACAAACTCAATTGTTAGATACTTTCGTCAATGCAATCTACCTCCTCACAAGCCTATCAAGTCAAGGAATCAATATTGAATCCGAAGACTTCCAAATACTACTTCAAGGTGATGATTCTATCACTACCTTCCCTGAAAGAGTACATTTGGACAAATGGCTCCCCCGTCTTTCCAATGAAGCAAAGATGCGATTCAACGCAGACTTATCAACCGATAAGACTTCAGCTGGATCTGACCTCGACGACGTCGAAGTCCTATCCTATGGAAACGTCAATGGCATCGCCAAACGATCGCCCGCTGAGCTCATCGCTCACCTCCTTTACCCCGAAAAGCCTCGCCGACCCGGTGAAACCGCCGCCGCAGCCGCAGGAATTGCCCAAGCCGCAATGGGACACTCTCGAGAAGTCTACAACACTTGTCGGAATGTGTACCACTTTTTCGTTGATGTATTAGGAATTGAACCCATGTGGAGCGTAACCTCCCCCAATAAGATTACGCCCTACACTTTAAACATCCAGGAGTTCCCTGAGTTTGAAGCAACCTTTCTTCAAAACTTCGACTTACGAACAAGGACCGAAGCAGACAAGCAAAGATTATGGCCTACTCAACCCACTGGAAATGGATTCCATTTCATAAATCATTAACGGCTAACGTTAGCTTGGT